CAGGGACCACTTGGAAATCTTTCTCCAACAGATGTAATGGGTAACATTGCAACTGCAAACTTTGGACTTACTTCTGGACCAAACGCAGTAAATCCATCTGGTACGCCAGGCGGTATTCTGCTTCCAGAGCAGGCTCGTCGCTTTATTGATTATGTATGGGATGCAACTGTACTAGCTCAAGATGGACGTAGAGTCACAATGCGTGCAAACACAATGGAACTTGAAAAGGTTAACGTTGGAGAGCGTGTCATCCGTGCAGCAGCACAGGCACAACCTACATTCTCAAATGCAGGTGCAACATTCTCTAAGGTTGAACTTACAACCAAGAAGATTCGTCTTGACTGGGAAGTTTCAACAGAAGCACTTGAAGATAATATTGAAGGCGGAGCATTGGAAGATCATCTAGTTCGCTTGATGACAAATGCTTTTGCTAACGACATTGAAGATCTTGCAATCAATGGTACAGGAACTGGCGGAGACGCATTCCTGAACATCATGGAAGGCTTCGTTTCAAAGGTTAAGGCAGCAGGCTCAGGCGCAAATGAGTCAGTCGTAACAGTTGCAAACAACGCATGGACAACAGAAGTAATGCAGAATATTATTCTTGCAATGCCACGTAAGTATCGTGCAATCAAGTCTAACCTAAAGTTCTACGCAGGTACAGATGCATTCCAAGGAATCATCAAGAACAACGGTACACTTGCAGACGCAGTAGCAGAAGCATTTGCTAACCGCCCAGCAGGTACACCAGCAAATCGTCAGGCATACCTTGATGGTACAGCTCAGACATTTGGTGGAGCACGTACAACACGTGTTCTTGGTGTTGACGTCCAGGAAGTTCCATACTACCCAGCAGGCTATGTAGATCTTACATTCCCTTCAAACCGTGTATGGGGATTCCAGCGTGATATCACTGTAAACCGTACTTACCAGCCAAAGAAGGATACAATTGAATACACAGTATTCGTTCGTTTCGGTCTTCAATGGGAAGAGCTTGATGCAGTTGCTTACGCAGATGCAGCAGCAGACGCATAATCATCACTGATTAACTTGACGAGGGAGACAGCGTAACAACTGTCTCCCTCAGTCATATTGTGGTATAATTTAGTAAAATGATTAAATTCATTTAATATTGGAGGAAAAAATGGACAATTTTAATAAAGTAGAAAATGTGCCAGCAGTTGACGCACTAATTAAAGAAACACCTACTGTTGTGCCAGCACCAGTTGAGCAAAAGGCACCTGCCCCAGAAGCTCCAAAGCCAAGCCAGCAAACACCTAATTCGTCAGACTCAGTTGTACTTTATGCCCTTAAAGACATTGTTACAGAATCTGGAGCTTCTGCTTCAAAGGGTTATTCAAGAGTAAGTAAAAAGGATGCAGAAGAGCTCCTTCGCCATACCAAGGTTCGTGAAGCAAGCGTAGAAGAGATTGAAACATACTTTAACAAGTAAAAACTTACTTGTTGTTGCATAGGTCAAAGGAGGACAGATGTCTGTAGTTGAAGAATTAAGCAACAAAACTGTCTTTGAGCTAAAGTCTTATGCAAAGCAAAACAATATTGATATTTTTGGTGTAAGTAAAAAAGTAGACATATTAGAAATTATTTTAAACTTTATACCTAAAGAAACAACAGAGCCAGTATTTAAACACAAGCCCGAAGAAAAGGTTGCAGTTTACTCTGAAAGAAATCTTAACTGGGTTGGTGTTGGAGAATTAAAAATTGGATATAACATAGTTACTAAAGAGCATGCTGACAAATGGATTTCTAATAGATCTGTTCGTGAAGCTAGCCCAGAAGAACTAAAGGGAGCATACAGCTAATAATGGAAATTCTAAGACTACCACCTTACCCAATTGTGACTACATGGGATGTCCCATTAGCAACTACAAGCTACGTTATTTATATTGAGGACTTAGTTGATCATTCTGTAGAAACAGTAACAGCTACATCTAATATAAACAAAAAAATAACCTACACAATACCGCAAAGCAAGTTAGAGTATGATAGAAAGTTTTCATTTAAAATTAAGACCACGGCAGGTGTTCTTGTTGTAGATAGCAACTTAGACATTGTTAGGCCATATACAGATCCATCAAAACTTGGAACCACTGCATCAGAAATTGCAGAATATAAGATGCTTGAGCTGGTTGCAAGATCAATTATTGATTCACACGTGGTTGATGGATTTTATAACGAAAAACACATTGTTCAAACAGTAGGTCTCGGAACAGATCTTTTTCCAATATGGGAAAACGTTAACAAGGTTTTAAAGGTTTATGAAAACAATGAGCTTGTTTATGACGTTAGCGATACAACAGTAGGAGAATATCAATATGTAGTTACACTAGACAACTCATCTGTTCAAAGAGTTGAGTCTGATCAATATAATAGGTTTGAGTCAAGGCCAGTAAGACTTCCAGTATCTCCTGGAAATCTAGCATTTTATGGCTATGCTGGTGCAGACTTTCCAGAAGGATTTGATTATGTGCTTGTTTTAGATATAGGGTATAAAGCAGTACCAGCAGACATTGAGTATGCAACAACAGTACTCATTGATGACCTTAAGTGTGGAAAGCTAGATTATTACAAACGATATGTAACATCATATAATACAGACCAGTTCAAAATTCAATTTGATAAGATGAGTTTTAACGGTACTGGAAACATGATAGTTGATAAAATTCTTGAAAAATATAAAAAGAGTATTACCAAGATTGGCATCATTTAATGCTATGCGAATCAACAGACTTTATATATCCATTACTTGCAGATGTTTACTATCCAGTTGTTGAGCAAGGTGTTTACGGAAACTTAAAAAAGCAATGGATTCTTGATAGATCTGTAGCTTGTAATTTTGGTCCAGTTGGCATAGTTGGCAAAGAAGAAGTTAAGCCTAATGTAAACATTACCAAAGAAAATATTTTAATTGGGAGAGTAAGGTCAGACTTAAGGTTTGGCAAGGGTAACTCAAGAAATGCAGTAACAAATGTGCTTATTACAAATATAAGAACAACCCAAGAAGATTCCATCTATATAGAGACATCTGGACCAAGAGATGGCAAATCCACTATCTATGAAATTGCTACAACAGAAGCTATTGTTGGTCCATTTGGTACAGTTGAATATCATAAGGTAGTATTAAGACGATCAGAGAATCAGGCAAGTGATTTATAATGAGAGTTATAATGAATGATAAGATGTTTAAAAAAGAAATGAAAAATATAATTGACTACTCTGTTGGATTTTTAGAGGGCGCACAAGCAGGAAAAACAAAGTTTTTAAATAACATGGGTAAACTAACATCTGAAATATTGAAAGAATATATAGACTCAAATGCCAGGGTAAATCCAAAAGCACTACACCATATATATGAATGGTATAAAGTGGGAAGTCCTGATGCACGTCTATACGATATAAACTACACAATAAGCAACCTTGGCCTTTCGTTTGTGTCAACCATGAAGCAATCAACATCAATTAAAGATGGCTCGTCAGTACCTTTTTATAATAAGGCTAAAATAATGGAAGAAGGAACTCCAGTAACCATTAAACCAAAGAAGGCAAGCGTCTTGGTTTTTGAAGATGGCGGAGATACAGTCTTCACTAAAGGCAAGGTTGTAGTAGTAAATCCTGGTGGAAATCAGGTTGAAGGATCTTTTCAAAATATAGTTGATACATTTTTTAATAGATACTTTACACAAGCATTCTTAAGGATAAGTGGTGTACAAGCATACCTATCTAACCCAGTTGTATACTCAAGAAATCTAAGATCAGGAAAGCTTTCTGGTAGATCAAAGGGTGTTCAGGTAGGATATAGATGGATAGCGAATGCGGGGATTAAATAATGACGTATGGAGAAATTTGGCTAGGAACGACTGGTGTAATTAATACTCCAGTCTTGTGGATAAACAAATACCTTCAAGAAAAAATTACAGAGGTTTTAAAAGCACAGCTTGGTGAAGATGAAAGCTTTGGTGCTTCACTTCCATTTTTTCCATCAACACCATCAACAATAGATGATCTAACAGAGTTCTTTGGTCGCAGCACTCAAGGCGTTGCTGCTACATGGGATAGACTAATCAAGATGAATAAAAAAGGTTTTCCTCATATTAAGTGCGAACAGTTGCTGTATTATTTTTATGCTACAGGAGAAAATCCAGTAGAAAAAATGGTAATGATTCAAGAGTCAGTTTTAAGGCTTATGGATCGTTTTGATGAAACAGCAGAAGAAATCAACAACTGGTGTAGTAACCGTCAGATTAGGGTAAGCCCTACAGAGGTTTTAGATAACCAGTTCTACTTCCATAATTTCAAGGTATACCAGCTTGAGGAGACCAGAGATATTATAGACTTTGGTACAGCCCGTACATATGGTGGCAATAAGATCATTATTGACTTTGACTATCACCAGATGCCTGATTTGACAGCCCACTCCTGGCAGCCAGAGACCTTGGCTACTAAATTAGTCATTTAAAACGCTGTTATAATTGACTTGAGGAAACAGAACGCCGTATAATTTAATATCTATCTTTAAAGGAAAAGAGGTAAGAATATGCCATATAGTCGTGGAACGTCCAACAACATCATCGTTGGCGCAGCAGCACTTTTTATTGCAGATACAACACTAACTCCATCAACACTAAAGCCGTTTGTTGGAACAGAGTCTTTTAAGACTACACTTACATCAACACTAAATGCTGTAGACTACACAAACGTAGGTTACACTATGAATGGTCTTGAACTACAGTTCCAGCCAGATTTTGGTGAAGTTCAAGTAGATCAGGTTCTTGACGTTGCTAAGCTATACAAGCAGGGTATGCAGGTTAGCCTTGCAACTGCTTTTGCTGAAGCTACTCTAGAAAATCTTCTACTAGCACTTGCATCACCAGAATCAAAGCTATCAGGAACAAAGTCAACATCTGCAGGACAGGTCTTAGACATGTCAGCAGGAGACATTGGCGATGTTGCACTAGAGCGTGGTATCGTTGCCGTGGGTCCAGGAACTGGAAACCCTGCAACAGCTGCAGTAACAGAACGTGTATACACAGCATACCGTGCACTCTCAATTGAGAATGTAACAGTAGCAGCAAAGCGTGATGAGGCTTCAATGTTTGAAGTATCATTCCGTCTACTACCAGAAGATAGTTCTGGATCATACGGTAAGATCGTTGACCGTACATTTGCACCAGCATAATAAAAACTTAATAATACAGCT